AACCCCTTGAGGCATATAAACACGGCTTGAGCTATAAACACGGTTAAACCTTCCATCACAAGCCGCACCCGCCCTCGCATTCCGCCATAAAAGCGAACTCGCCTTGGTTTTCGTCTAGGTTCGCATCAGCCAGCGGCTTACAACTGCGATGGATAAACAGGTCTGCGTCGACCTTCCGCTGCAATACGACCCCCTCACGCCGCAACGCGTCGTCAATTTCTACCGCACGGCTCCACCCCTTCGGGTCGTGTTCTTTGAGTGCCCGCCATTCGCGATTCGACTTATACGGGCAAAATACGCACGCCGACCTTGGTACGTGATGAGGCACGCGATCCCGTAAATATGCGGCGCAGTCCGCGCGGTTCCATTGTATGTCGATCAATGGAAACCCGACCCGCCAGCCGCGTTGATCAAATCGCCCCTTCGCGCGTCCCGCTCGCCCTGGTTCGTCGAAACTAAACCCCATGTATTGAGTGAACGTCACACCCTTTGGTATCCGCTGCCGCGGCTGCAGCCCGATTATGTCGCGACGTATGATTCGCTCGACTACTGCGACCTTATATTCTCTCGTACATTGCCGCTGAGTTATTCCCGTTTTCCCTGTTTCGTTGTTTATAGTGAACGCCGGTATAGACGTGAATTGCTGTCCTGTTGAGTTCTCGCCCCTTGCTACGTCGTCACCAATACAACCGGCGGTCCCTTTTAGTATTGGCGCGCCGCCCTGTTGTCCTAGCCATTCAAGGTGGCTATACACCGCGTCGGGCTCGTCCTGCGTGTCGGCGAAAACCGCGTGCGTAAACCGTACGCCCGTCTCGTCGAACAGTTCGCCGGTAACGTCCAGCAAATACAGCGCGCTCGACTGTACACCTGCGCCCAAATTCAAAATATGGTATTCGCTTTTAACGCTACCCATCACACCACCCCGCCGCAGAGAATTCAAAAACAGGCCACCCCAGCCACTTGCGTCGCACGTTTTTTCTGCGGGCCATAATCGAACCATCTTCAGGCCAGGCAAACGTGCCAAGCAGCCCCTGCGTTTCATGCGTGACGGTCACGAAATCCCAGCCAGCGGCTGCCCTGCCCCTGGCAAACTCATCAGCCTCGGCAACGGTGCCAAATTTCTTTGTCGTGACTTCCTGGATCAAACCATCGAAGCTGTCTGCATAGTGCGCTGCGAATTTCATTTTTCTGCCTTTCGTTTGTGGTTATGGTTGTCTCATCACTGATATCATTTTAACAGCTCGGCCCTTGAAAGTCAACCCGTCAATCAAGATGACGTTAGCGAAGCGGCCCCCTACAAACCCGGCACACAAGCTGGCCCCTGGTCGCCAGTGTGTCGGCAGATAGGGGAATGCACAAAGGGACTAACGCCCGTAGTTATATTACAAGGAAATGCCCCAAGTGGCTGCAACCGCTTTGCCTGCATCGGTAAACTTTATGACCGCTTCGCCTGGCTCCACTTCGTGCGTTGTGATCCATCCGCGTTTCTTCATATTGCAAATGTACCCATTGTTGGCAGGCGTGCCTGCCCCGTTCACGTTGGCGTGTTTCACCCATGGCGACCCGTCCCAATTTCTGGCGTCAGCGGCATACTCAAGGAATCGCCCCAGAGTGCCGTGCTGCCCTTTCCGGTCTTTAGAGGCAACGCCAATAAATTCACGGCTCTGGCCACGCAGATACTCCAGATCACGGTGATACTGCCTGTTTTCGCGGTTGCTATGCGAAACCATCTTATCGATTTCTTCCTGTGTCCCATTGCTTGGAAATGCTGCAACTAGCATTCTGTCATATTCGCTGCACTCATCCCGCACCGCTTGCTGATTCCAATCGCCAAAAGCGATTTCCCAGTCGTCTGTCTCTTTTTCCTTGATTACCAGCGTCCAGTATTTGCCTGTCATTTTTTCGCCTTTCGATTGTGGTTGTGGTTGTGGTTGTGGTTGCTGATTCGTTGCGCCAGCTCAATTTCCAGCCGTCGGGAAAGGTAGCCGCGTTTCGGCGGGCCAAAGAATTCACGATCGGCCGCGTCCTGTAGTTCGGCACCGAGTTGAATTCCCTTCTCGAAAGCGACGAGCCACTCGTGCATCTCTCCCGTAGCAAGCCGGTCCGATACACAGTGCTCGCCCTCCCTGTCGGTTAGCGTCCGCCTTGCGATGGACTGAAGCGGTCGACCCGGTGGCCGCATGAGGCGTGCCCGTCCTAATAGCCAGTCCAGCTCGAAAGCAATGCCCGTCAGATCCGCGAGCCGCTCCGTTATTCGTTCGCAGTCTTTTTTTGTTCGTCTCATTTTGTCTCTCCCTGTTTGTGGTTAGCTGTTTGTGGTTGTGGTTATATTACTCCGCGTCTTCTGGCGGGTGAATAGTAGGAGCTTCGGTGCTTTCATCGAGGTTCACCGGGAAGTTCGCCATTAGAGCCCCACGCTGCTGGCTTGCTAAGCTAAGAATCTTAGCTATATGATTTCTGAATTGCTCATCTAGCCACTCGCTACCAGTTGAGCCGGCTCCAAGCGAGATATCAAAAGGCGACTTCGACCATCCGCGATCGTCGCTAGCTGTGTGGGTGATAGCGCCATCGGCGGTATACCACAGGGTGTACTCATCGCGCTGCGGGTCGGTGTATGTGGTTTCCATCGTTTTCATTGCTTTGCCTTTCGCTTGTGGTTGTGGTTGTCTCATCACTAGTATGATCGTCGCTCAGCCCTTGAAAGTCAACCCATAAATCAAGACAATCGGAAAAAACACGAAAAAAAGGCTGCGGCAGATGGAAAACCACCCACCGCAGCCCCCACCTTCCTGGCCGTGGCACCAGGAAAAGAGCATGGAAATCAAAACAGATCAGCCACATCGATTGCTTTGTGCCGTTTTATTTGGTTGCGATCATTCGGAAATCACGAATCGGGAAATGATGCCGCGCCGGCTTTTCTTCTATTTGCTTCGGCTTGAAGCCTGCCAGCAATAGGCTTTCTCTTAGGCTCTCTGGAGTGTATCCCCAGCGATGGCAAAACCACTCCGACCGATGGCCAGGATCCCCATATAGTGGCCACATGGAAAATTGCTCTGGATGATCGCGTGGCGGATCCACCAGGCCAAGCAGCACGCGAGCAGCGTAAGCAATATTCGGCTGTTCCAAAATCAACTGACCGCCCGGCTGCAGGATCCCAAAAAACGACCGCAATAAATCGATCGCCTGCCAACGGTAGAAATGCTCGATTCCGTGTATCAGCTCTATTGCTTCCCACCTTTCTGCCAGAACGGAATCCGGCAACGGCGGAATCGTTGCCACAATGTCCGGCGCTGTGCGCGCGTTGCAATCCAGCGTCACCCATCCGGCCCGCTTAGTGCGGCCGGCGCACACAATCAACTTATTCATATTTCCACCGATCCAGCACGGCCCTTTCCTGCTCGCAAATCAGACGATTGACCCACTTGGGACAATCCACACCACCGGCCGAAGCGTTGACCATATTTAGGCGGAATTTCAGCACGGCCTTTTCCTGCTCTTTCGTCAGCCCTGCACCAACTGCCTGCAGCAGTCGAATCAAATCCTTTGCGATTGATTCTTGTTTCCCGATATGGCTGATTTTCCTGCAACCAGGCGGCCCGGTATACCACTCACACATCCTAGAAAAAAAAGCCGGCTGCCGCTCAAATGTCGTTTCTACGAATTCAGGAAAGGACAAACCACGCTGCAGCTTTGCAACGTGAAATGGATGCCAAACTTCCTTGTTGATTCTGGCTGGATCGCCTTTATCGGTATCAATCCACTGCCAGACAGATTGCCACCAGGCAACCGGGTGGCGAACAAAGACCACCGTCCTTTCCTGTGATAACTTCAGCCGGCGATCGCGTAGGTGCCACCAGGTGGCGTGCCTTACATGCGAATCGCCACAGCGTACCGGAATCAATACCAGGCCGGCGTGACGCAACGAATCGGCAACCCAACAGCCGGCGGTTTTAGGGATATGCAAAATGCAGCATCTGGAACCTCTTATATTCCACGCCATCGACTCACCTGCCTTGCAGCCTAAAGAGATCCGGCCGCCGGCCGCCGGCGAACCGGTGAAACGGAATCCCAGAATTCCGCAAAGCAACCGGCAGCGTGATCTGGTCGCGTGCCGTTGTCCGTTTCATCAGATCCCACCAGGCCCGCATCAGATCATTTGACCTTTCATCGATTCGCCTCAAAATGAATCCGCCCCAGAACAGCCCCCAGCGTGGCGGGTGCCCTATCTCATGCCGCAGAAGCTGCGCAGCAGCCTGCAGCTTTTGCTTGTTGTCTTTTTTCTTACTGATGCAGGCCCTAGCTTCGTGATAGATGCAGCGGCGCGAGTGTTCAACCAATGCAATCGATTCACTGAAGCCGGCCAGCAAGGCCACCGGATCAGACATCAGACGACAATGGGCATCAATCCACAAGATCGCAGAAGCATGGGGCAGGTGCTCATTTGCGAACAACTTAAAGCGCTTAGCCTGCCATACCGCCGGATCATCAGAACGCTTGACCAGGTGCAACTGCCATGGCTCTCTATGCTTCAGCAGCCGATCAGAAAACGCATGATATTCGACGAAATCAGAAACGACGTTTGGCGTATAAAGCGATCGGCGGCGCTGGCCAATCGACGCCGTGACCACACAGACAGTCATGCCAGCACCTGCTGCATTTTCTCCAGCCAGGCCGCGTGCGTGAACTGTCTTTTCGGCGGCTTGTGCGCCAGTGCCTTTTCCAGCCAGGCGGCAATTTTCGGAACGCTGGTAAAGTCTTCAACAGGTGCGCAAACATCAGCAAGGCCAGGCCACAACGAAACGACGGCCGGCCGGTCAGTGCAAAGAACAGGAATTCCGGCCGCCGCTGCGTTGGCTATCTTTACTTGTGGTTTTCCGATCTGGTTTAATGGCGTGGCATACGGCGGCAGCCGAATGGCCAGCACCAGGCTGGCCCCCTGCAGTGATCGCCAGGCGTGGTGCGCATGATCAAAAACAACCTGCCGGCCAATCCTTTTGCCGGCTTCGGTGATGGCTGCCCGATATTTCTCAACAAACACACGGCCGCCGGCGTAAACGATCGGCCCGCCAGGATCACGCCAGCCAGGCTGGACCCTTGGATCAGCCGCGTGCGGCACCATGTGAACGGTGACGCCTGGCAGTGCTGCCCGCATTGAATCGGCCACCGCTGGAGACGTTGCAATCAATTCATCGAATTCATGCCGGCCGTGAATCATTTGCCAGTATGCTTTCGGATCCATTCGCATGTGCTGGCGATTATCCCACCAGAGATCCATCACGTCAAGAATCAACCGCTTGCACTTCTGCCGCATCACTGGCGGGGGTGCGCACTTCACAGCCAGGCCCACTGCGAAATCGTTTTTCAGTTCCACTTTCCCCCGGCTATTTTTAACCGGCCAGCCAGAGGCCGCAACGATCGGCTTGCCACGCATCCCAAATCCGCCGAATGAAGTAGGGCCAACCACCAGGCCGGCGTGCCCGTTGCTCTCAGGTGGCCTGGCTTTGATCTTCACCTGGTGATCAATGCCAGCGTCATCGATGATCTTTTGCATCTTTGCTTCACTGATTGCCGGCCGATTTCCGCGCATACCAAGGCCGCCGCAGAAATGATCAACAATCGCCTGAATATCCATTCCCAGTTCGGACCAGCCAAGCAGCACGTTGCGAATCTTCTGCTCGCGTTGTGGCCGGTGCGGCACTCCGCCTGGCCGTTGAAACTTATGCACCCACCGCAAACCAGGATGGCAAAGCACCTGGCCGCCACGCTGCCGCACCTTTTCGTGTATATAGCCCTCACCGCCAGAGAAGCCAACCAGGCCAGGATTGAAGCCAGGCCAAGCTGCACGCCTCATAGCAAAGCAGCCGAGACCGTGCATAGGGATTTCAAACGGCGGCCCGTTTGGATCCTGTGTGCGTTCATCGCGTGCCCATGTGCCAAACATCTCAGAGCGCCACTGCGGCCGCATCATGGCTTCTGCTGTGCCGTTTAGTGAATTCGATACCATCGGCCCATGGATCAAATCGCTTGATTCTGGATTATCTTTGATCCATGCCAGCAGACGAGCCAGGCTACCTGGCGGCAATAATACATGGGAATCAATGCACAGCACCCATTCCCCCCTGGCAACTTCAAATAGATGGCCCCTCGGTGGGCAACTGCCTTTCGGCTCTGGAAATTCGACATACCTGCCAACCCCTTTGCAGGCCCCTTCAATAAACACCTTGCAGGCCTTGCCGTCCTTACTTGTCGGATTGTTATCAATCACCACAATCTCACAAAGGTGCATAATGTCCTGGTGGTAAATCCGCAACGCTTGCACCGAATACCAGACGCCCTCAAAATCATCGAAACAAGCCATTCCGATAGTCAGTTTTGGTGCCTGTTTCATCTGTTTGATTTCTTCCCAAAGGCCCACCGGGCACCGTTCTGACTGCCAGGCTGCTTTCATCTTTAGCCCGCAGCCGCATTTGCTGCACTGCCATTTTCCAGGCCTGCGAAAGCGGCAAGGCCGGCACACCGCCAGCCTTGCTTCGTAGGCCTCATCGCTTACCTTTTTCCTGCCGCTGCGGATGTGACGCGCAACGGCTCTGGCAAACCTCACCGGCTTCATGGCCCGCCAGGCCCGCCGCCTGGTATGGTCTCCGGCGTTGTCAATACTGGCTCAGGCGTTGTAGTTGTGCTTGAGCTGCTCGTGCTTGAGCTGCTCGTGCTTGAGCTGCTCGTGCTTGAGCTGCTCGTGCTTGTCGTCGGTGGGTGCGTTTGTCGGCGCTGCTGTTGTGCTTGTGCTTGAGCTGCTTGTGCTTGTGCTTGAGCTGCTTGTGCTTGTGCTTGAGCTGGTACTGGAGCTGCTTGTGCTGGTCGTCGGCAGGCAGCAGCACTCTGCGTCAGTGATTCGCCAGCCCATTGGTCACGCCTTACAAATTAGCCACATTCTTCGACGCCACAAATGTGATCATCTTTGATGCAAATTTCTCTTGTGCAAACGACAATATCGTTATCTTCACAATAGACGTTTGTGACCACATAGATCGACGTATAACCGGCAGGACAACAAACCGGCGGCGCAGTAGTTGGCGGCCCGGTGGTGGTTGTCGGTGGCCCGGTGGTGCTGGTGCTGGTGCTTTCTGGCGGCAGCGTCGTTGTCGGTGGGCTGGTAGTGCTCGTTGGATCTGGCGGCCTTGTGCTGCTTGTTGGTGGGCTGGTGGTCGTCGTCACGCAAATAGGGATATCGCCAGAGGGATTGGAAACGCGAACCAGTGCCCACTGCGAACCCGTGCCACCTTCGCGCCAAAGAATATGCGCAGCGCCTACGGCCGTAGCGTAAAGGTGGCCGGTTGTCTCATCAGCAATATCGGCGTAAAGGTAGCCCGTGGCATCTGCTTCTACGAATACTTTGCAAGCCACCAGGCCGCACGCCAGGCCCTTTGCCACCTGGCCCTGTGGTGCCGGCTCCAGCAATACAACAAATTTACCGCAGTGGCTTGCTTCGCTGGGAACCACTCCAGAGTAGATTGATTGATTCGTGAAACTTTCAATATTATCATCATCAAGATCGGCCGGATTGAACAACGGCCCATCGATTCCCACAATCGAAAAGCGGCCTAGATCCAGCCCGGTATTGTTTTTGACAAGGCAAAGGCCACTGCTGCGATGATCAGCCGCGAATGATGCAGCATCCGACGCGCCACCTTTTACCAGCCGCGTGGCGTCAATGAAGGCGTTATAGGCTTCTGCAGGAATTTCAAGCCGTTCACCGCGCTTGACTTTTTTGAAAGCATCACCCGGCATTGATCAGATTCCCAATAATGTTAAGTTTTTTTCTTCATAGACCTGCTCGACATAGGCAGCCAGTGGCGTGCGAATCATCTGGTTTGCTTCACCGTCTTCACCTTCGCGATACCACACCCATAAATAATCCCAGCCGCGTTTCAGCGGAACAGTGATTAAATCACCGATCGGTATATCTGTGGCGCTAGGTGACGCGGCGAATTTGAAAGTCAATTCGTATTGATCATGTTGCCGCAGTGATCCAGACGCGCCAAGAAAAAGCACTTCACCAACGCTAAAGCCCTTATATGTCGCGTTGTTCACAGATCCGGTAAGGCTAAAAATGGTCGCCTTATATGCGGCCGTCACGGCACTGGCCGCGACATAATGAGTTTCCTGGAAATTGTACTGCGGGATGGTAATCTGGCAGCCTTCAACTGCTCCAGATGTGACGTTGATGGCACCTTTGAAATCTGGCGCACCATCACGCAGCGGGCTGGTGCTAGATCGTGTAAGCAAACTATGCTGGATCTGTGAAGTGCCGCCGCCAGTATCAAAAGAGAAACTAGAATCATCAGTTTCAGGCTGCTCCATTTTCCCCCATTCGACTTCACCCGCCCACACGTCATCAGACAGCCGCTCATTGATCCTGACCGATTTTTTGATAAGGCCGCCGGCGGTGTCGGCCGTGGCCGTATCAAGCTCATCATACGCTTCAAACTCGTCATCAGTCCCGCGTATGACGTACTCCGATTTTATCGACGCAGCATCAGAAGCTTGCGAAAGCTCTGATCCTTCCCATCGCTGGTGAACTGTAACCGGCATCACTTACCCCTCAATTAAAATGTGGAACCCCACCAATCTGCAGCAGCTTTTTCGTATTCTTGGCCGTCAGTTCTGTCCATTTCGCCGTGCGTGCCGCGTGCCTGGCATTGCCAAAACCACGCAGAGCAAAAACAGAAAAGGCCCCCTGTGCTTTAATTCCTGACGACTCCCCGGCACCGGCCATATTGTCTCGCATTTCTTCCCAATCCGGCGCACCTGGTTTTTTTGCTTTCGGCAGCTTCTTCTCCCCTTTCGCCCTGGCTTCTGCTGCCTCATCAAGTGCCGCCTGCCATTCCTTTTTCGCCTTATCTAACTTGCGGCCCGTTTTATCCATCTGCCGATCGCGTTCCTTATCATTACTGCGCTGTTCCTTGTTGTGCATATCGGCCAAATTTCGTTGCGTCCCCATTCGATCACTTTCAACGCCGGCCAATTTTTCTTCTCTTTCTATTTCATTGGCGGCGATCGTTTCATTTCGTTTTTCATCTTCGCCCGCCAGCAGTTCCTTTTCTCGTTTTTCGATTGCCTGTTTTTTATTCCATAACTTTATCCATTTCCCTTCATCTGCAGGATCGTCACTGAATAGCACCCTATCCATTTCTCTCTGTGTCTGCCACTTTTCCCATGCTGCAACCATTCGGAACATGCTCTTGTGGAAAAAATGAACGAAGGTCGTCCAAGCGTCTTGGTAAATGTGCACCGTATTGATCCAGTGGCTGGCCATTGAAGCCTGGGCGTTGATCATCATTGTCGAAAGCTGAAAAACAGCTTCGCTCCAGACGTTAAGGAAAGCAAACTTAAAATCTATCCACATGCCCATTAGTGCAGCAATTCCGCGCTGCCATTCCATCTTCAGCGTAAGCCAGAGCACCTTGGCCGCCAGCGCAAGATCACCGGCCGCCAGCGCGTCACCGATTCCCCTAAATGCTTTTATCGCTGTATCCTTCAAATCCAGAAAACGCTTTTGCAGCCACGTTAAGAGCCGGCCAACAAAGCCAAGCGATTGATTACCGACATCACCGATCCAGGCCATCAGCCGCCCCCATTGGCCAAAATGGCGAAGGATCGCAACCACGGCCACTGTGATACCAGCCAGAGCTACAATCCACGGATTGAACAGCGCAGCCAATGCAATGCCGCCGACTGTGGCCAAAATCCCCATCAGCGTACCAAGCACGCTGCCAAGAAATACAAACGCGGCAGCGATGGCACCCAAAACCGCACCCAATGAACTGACAAGCACGCCAACCAAAACCAAAGCCAGACCGGCAGCAATCAGCACGCCGGCCACTTTTGCAACCAGGATAACCAGCCGCTTATTGGCCTTGACGAAATCAAGGACCCTTTTCGCACCGTCTGTAAATTTCTTAAATAGGTCCGTCAGCATTGGCGCAAGTGCTGCGCCTATTTTTATAGCTGTCATCTTTGCAACGCTCTTAAACCGCGTAAGCGCATCAGTCAATTCTGCGGCTGCTGTTGTATCTTCTGCACTCATTACAATGCCAAGCCTTTTGGCCTCTTCCATCATTGCTATCAAGCCATCTTTTCCATCTTTAAGCATAGGCAACAAAAGCGTCCCAGCCCTACCAAAAAGGATCTGTGCAAGCGCTGCTCTATCTGTTGCATTTTCAACTTGAGACAAAGCCGAGACAGTTTCCATAAATAGCTGTTCGGTGCCCTTTAGGCTGCCATCTGCGTTTGTGACTGATACTTTCAAAAAATCAAACGCATCCTTCGATTCCAGAACGCCCCTTGAAGCATCGTAAGCAGACCTTGATAAACGTTTCATTCCCTTCTCTATATCTTGAAGACTTGCACCGCCAATCTGTGCAGCGTGTGAAAGAGCTGATAGGAACTCAACAGAGGCACCAACCCTGGCCCCCATTTTATCAAGCTCATCGCCGGCTTTCATAAACGCCCGAACAGCAAGCACCAACGGCGCAGCAATCAGAACGCCGATTGACATCATACCCATGCCCACACGCCGCACACTTGCGCCGAAGGCTTTTAGCCTGGCTGAAGCCGCTTTCAATCCACGCACAAGCGCAGAATTGTCAGCAAATATCGAAACGTATGCGCGACCCGCTCGAATTGCCCCGGCTTTAGCCATTTTTACATCCTTTCGCGCAGCGCTGGAGAAACTTTGCCATCTGTGAAAAGGCTTTTCAATTCTTCCATCGGTACGATATCACGGCGTTTTCTTGCAACGTGCACCGGGTGAAAATCCGCCATTGTGAAAGGCCTAGGCCGGTGCTTTTTATCGCGATTGACTTCAGCGATCACCGCTTGAATCGATGCCCCTATATTCCATTCATGTTCGACCACAGCGTCAGCCATCCACATCAACTCTTTCAGAGAAAACGTCCACGGCTCAACGCCGGCAACTGCCGCAGACTCAAAGGCCATTTTCCAAACGCGGCCGGCCGTCATTCTTTCGCCAGTTCCTTGCTGATTGCCTGGTCGAATTCTGGCCCGTCCACCATCTGGCCCGCCTTTTGCAGCTGGCTCGCCTGGTGGTCCGCCGTTTTGCTCCACACCTTCGCGAAGGCGCGCCGGAGAATCGCTGCCTTCGCCGGCTGGAAAAAATCTATAATCGAAAACATTAAAGCTTCCACTGCATCGTTACAGGTTTGCTCATTCATCGATTCGCCAAATTCCTGAACGCCGATCGCCATTCGATCGAATTGATCTTCAAGCAGCACGCAGACCACCTCTAGCAATACTTCCCAATCACTGACCAGGCTTTCAAATGATCCGCTTTCACCTTCAACCACTGTCATCAAATCAATGCCGGTGGCCTTTTTCGTTTTCGCCACGGTGAACAGATTCACCGAAAACACAAAGCGCCGGCCGGCAGTATCGCAAAATGCGTGATCGCCAGCCAGCGGCGTTGCGTTGCTGTTTTCTGCAGATGCCATTTTGCCACGGTCCTTTCACTAGCTTGCTGTAATCCACTCCGGCGGATTTTCTGTACTGGCGACTTTCGCAGAAACGCTAACCGTCAGCACTTCTTCGAGCGGCTCATTCCGGCTGAATCCAGTGATATAAAATTCGCCATGGAAACCCTGCGAGCCAGTGCCTTCACCATCCATGACCTTGAAGCCAAGTTTGTCACTGGGATCATTCATAAACGCGGTTTTGATAATTCCAAATTCGGTGTCAGCACTGTCATAAACCATCTCAAATTCCAGCGTGGCATCCTTGAGGCTTGCCACCGTTTCACGCCAGCCGCCGCCGCCCCTAGTTGTGGCGTCAGCTTCTGCGCTTTCCAAATTTAACGTCACTTCCTTGGCCGTATCGATTGCAGTAAATGAACCTGCAAACGATGTAGAAACGTATAGTTTTGCGTTCAATCCTAAAATTGCCATCCTGTTTTCCTTTCGATCGTTTCGCTGCTTTCAATTTCCAAGTTTCAGAAAATACGTTGGCGGCTTTTCGGTTGCCGGCACGGTTGCCGCTGGCCGATCCTGCCAGGCTTTCAACAGCCAAGGCACACCCGCCGCCGCGCCTGCTCCGCTTGCCAGTAAACCTGCACCCGCCGCAGCTTTCACCCACCACGGCAGCCCCTTTTCTGCTGCGTGGTTGTTGGTGATCGTTGGGGAATTCAAATTTATCGGCACTTCCTGCCCCATCTCAAAATTCTCGCCATAATGCTCACGCATCACGGCCTTGACGTGCGCGCTCTGCAGTCGATCGGCTTGGCCAATCGACCGCTCGCGAATCACCTGCTTCAACTGCCAAAGCTCATCAATGCCGGCCTCATTCGCCTGGCCATTGCTGCCTGATTCTTTTTTCTGCATTGGCCAACCTTTCTTCTAGATATGGCAAAATGGATTTACCCTCGATAAACGCTTGACGCATCCGCTGCACTTGCTCGGCCGTTTCTTCGCTTTCCTTGATTGTCTGCCGCCTGATTTCCTGCAGCCTCTGCAATGCTTCGTTTTCCATGGCTTAGGCTGCCGGTGCGGGTCCGCCCGCCGCTTGTGGATTCATGCCTGCGGATCGGTGCTGAAGAATCTCACCTGCCAGCGCATCCTTGCCAAGCCTTTGCGCAGCTGCTGCGCCAACCAGGCTTGCGGCATTCAGATGATGCAGCCGCGCCTGTTCAGCGATGAAGTTTGCAGAATCATTTGCCCGCAGTGCCGCCTGGTTTAGCAGGCTATGCGTTGCCGCGAATTCCTGGTCAAGAATCTTTGCAATTGTCGGATCGATTTCTGTGATGGCCATTTCTATGGCTCCTATCGTGGCAACGCTGAAGCACCAGGCAGCGCGCCACGTTGCGGCCTGGTGTCAAAATCTAGCTTGATCGGATCCCCTAGCTTGTACCGTTTTGAATCGATTACCGCGCCGGATCGATCCCTGATCTGTACAGGAATTTCAACCTGTGCCAGAGCTGCTGCAACTAAGCCAGCCACCTGGCCAGGCGTTGTGCCTGGTCGCTGCTTTAGCACCTGGCCCACAATCGCCTGCACTTCGGCCTGGCTGATCGCCCCCGGCCTGGCCTGCAGCTCTGCAATCTGCCGCTGTAAATCTGCAATCTGTTTCTGGATCCTGTCAGAGGCCGGCGGCTTCACTTCCACCAGTGGCGGCGCTGCGTCAATCGCCGGCGGCCGAATCGCACCAGGTGCCGGCTGGTCAAGGCCAGGCGATGGCTGCCGGCTGCGGCCTGGCCGCAACCAATAGAACGGCCCCTTGCCGCTATAGCATCCCTTGCCGAAGCAGGAAACGTGATAATCGACCAAATTCTGACGGCTTCCGCCTAGTGATTTCGACAAAGTGGAAGCAAGCACGGCCGTCGTTGTCCCGTCGCCAGGTGAAGAACCCCAAAGATTTCCAATCAATTCGCCGGCATCATTAAAAACCGGGCCACCGCTATCACCCGACACCGAATAAGGCGTGCAATCGAACCAGGTGCGACCATGCCCGAAAGGCCCCGAAAAGCCTCTGACCTTTCCCTTGTGCCAAAGTAGCTGGCCGCTGCCGCCATATCCGGCCCGCCAAACCAGATCATTTGCCTGCGGATCCACAGCAGCCAGCAGCACGCCCCTGTGTGCCGCCACCGTGCAGGCTGATCGATTGCCGGCCGCCGATCCGGTGCGAATCTCTGACCACATGATGAGCAGTCAGGACCAGGCCCCGGCCAAGATAGACGCCGCTGCCAAGATCGAAGCCGCTGCCGGTCTGGCATCGCACGCGGCATACGTTTGATTGCCATTGTGCAATTCGTTGCGGCAGCTCTCCAGCAGCCAGCCAGGTGCACAGAAACAACCACACGGCCACCGTCGTCACACTTTTAATAAATCGCATTTTCCCATCCTTTGATTCGCCGCCTGGTACTCGGCCAGGCTTTCGCCCATATCGCACCAGGCACCGCTAAACCGATGCGCCGCCAGGCGGCCTTCATAAATCAACATCTGATTCAATTCACTAATTTCAAGCTCTCCACGATCTGAAGGCGTCAGGCTCCCAATCAGATCAAAAACGTCAGCAGGGTACACGTAGGCACCCGTGACAACCTGTTGCATCGTGCCGGCCAGGTGCTGCGGCTTCTCAACAATCTGCCGGATCTGGCCGGCTTCATCTTCGATTGCCACGCCATACGCCTCTGGCCTGGCGTGCTCTGTCAGGAAAACAGCCGCCTGGCTGGCCGGATGATCGGCCAAGATGTTACGCAGATGACCTTTTACCCACGGCAACGGGAAATAATTGTCACCAAGCACCACAAACAACGGGCCACCGGCGCAAAAGCCTCTAGCCCTGCCAAGTGCATCAGCAATGCCTGCCGGCTTCTGCTGGACACTATAAAACACATCTAGCCCATATTCCGCACCATCGCCAAGCACGTTGGCCATTGGCGCGAAATGATCGCCACCCATAACCACCAGCACTTCGCTGACGCCGGCGGCCGCCATCATGCTGACGGGCCATTCGATCATCAGACGATCACCAACTGGCAGTAAATGCTTGTTTGTGGCTTTCGTCAATGGATGAAGCCGGCTACCTGTTCCGCCGGCAAGGATCACGCCTTTCATTTTGCCGACTCCAGATGCAAGCGGTGAATATAGTTTTCAATATCGTGATCAACTGCAGACTGGCTGGCCCACTTAAACACGCCGCGCCCGATGTTTCGGTATCGGTCCCAAAGCACGCGAGCCAGACCAGGATTGACCATACGCCGGCCAGTGTGGGCCAAGTATTGCGTAGAATGCCGGCACGTTTGCCTATACTTGCCGACCAGGCCAAGCAGCGACGGCATACGCGCAACCATATCATTCTGGTACACCACACGGTGCGAAATATCCCGCGCCCGATGATCGTAAATCGTTGAAAATGAACGATTGCCCGTCATTGGCTTGCCAAACGTATAACAGCCGGCCACTTGTCTTTTTTCTGCAATCAATCTGGCCGTGGCAATCTCTGCAGCAGCCCCGCCAAGGCTGTGCCCAGTTATAAAAATCCGCCGATCGTCAAAAACGTACAAAGCGTCGTTTACCAGTTCCCAGATTTTGCTAACGTACTGATCGAAACCACGGTGTACCTTGTCACCGTTCCCGAATGGGCCAGGCACTTGCCGCACCTTCGCATCTGTCAGCCAGTCGGTGATTGATGTGGTGCCACGCCAGGCGAGCACAGCCGTATGGTCATCAGCCGCCAGGAACGCTTCAGTGCCTTCTGTGTGATACGAAACAGCCAACGGCAGCCCGGTTGTAGTGCACCAGGCGTCCTGATCAATGGGCGTGCCGTAGGCTGCTTTGCAAAAGCGAGCCAGCCAGGTGGCCGTCATCGGATCGAATTTACCGGATTTCAGTTCAATCATTTTCCTAACTCGATCGCTCTCAGTCTCTTTTCGTGATCCTTTAACGTGCGAGAATGCAACTCGCCTTGAATTGAATGCCCCTGCACCCTGCGATCGATTCGCTGCACCACTTCGCTGATTCCCTTCGTTTCTGCTTCGGTGCGTCTTACCGTGCCATGTACCGTTGCAAGCCACCAGGTACCGCCAAGGATCGCGCCAAGTAGCGTTGCCAAAATCGTCACGCTGCCGATTAAATCCATATTGCCCATACTTGGCCCTGTTCATCTGGTCACGCTATTTTTCCACATCTTCGGCAGCTTCGGCAATTCCTTATCACGCGCCGGCCCCATGAAAGGACGTGGCGCAATCCTAATACGACGACGCACGCGCCGGCCCCGCCTGCCTGCAATCATCACGGTTGCCGTGCCACCCTCTTCCAATGTCCTTGGCGCTTCGCCTGACGACCTGGCCGCAGCAATCGCCGGCCCGATGATCACCGTCTGGCGTTTTGTGTCATAACCAAAAAATATGTTCCGTTTCAGGATCTTTGTGTGCGTCCTTGGCGGCTTGCCAATGTCCGACGACGCAAACGGCCTCTTCGGCATTGGCCCGCCGTACCTTTTCGCCTGGCCCTTTTGCCTGTTGTACCGCTCTAAGACCTTGCCTTTCATTTCGTGCTGTTTCATTCGCCTGGCTGGCCTCATTGAAGTCTGTGCCGTTCTTCTGACGAAAGAACCAAACTTAGAGAGCACCCGCCTTTCCGCATCACCGACGCGGCGCATCACCGGGCCAGAATCAAAAAAAGTTTTCGCGCTGATTGAATAATCTATGGCCACCGTCAAGCCCTCTGAACGCTGTAGGTGAACGTGATCACGCTGGTGAACATCTTCTGTTCCTTTAGGTGCTGAGGCGAATAGAGCGGTTCGATAGCGTGCCCGGCATACGTTGCCGACGTAAAGCCAGGCAGCGTGCCAGCCTGGCGGAAATGATCGGCAATATCTTCGACCAGTTCACACAAATCATCCAGCTCGGAATCGTTTGTTGATTCCTTGGCCGGATCACCTGCCAGCCGCTGCTGCACCGCCACATCTACAAAGTGTTTTTCTGATATCGCTGATGATCGGCCAAGAATTTCTGCTTCAATGCTTTTGCTTGCAACTGTCACATGTAAATCATCCATCACGGAGAAATCAAACAACGGCAAAAACAAACGCGCAGCCGAAAAGGCCTTGCCAAACGTCGTTGCGTTCAGCGAATCCTTGACGGCTTCTGCAATTTGTGTCGCCTGGCCTGCCATCTATCCACCTACCGATTTCTTGATTTCGCCATCTTCCACAATCCCCTCTTTCAAGTTTCCATCGGAATCGATCAAACTTGATTTGAGATCACCAGAGGCCGAAGGATTGCCGCCACTATACGAATCGGTGGTGCAGCCTGGCTTCAAATCAGAGCTATCACTAGTCAGCCAGCCTTTCTTCAAATCCGCCGGCTTGAAATCAGACCAGGCCACACCGCCGGATGCCGCCAGGCTGCACGTATCGCACTGGTCAGCTCCAATATCCCAGGTGGAATCTTCGGCGTGGCGATCGTATCCATCAATGTCAAAATTTACGCCTGTTGGTGTCGTCTCTAAATCATGAGCGACCCGCAGAGCGTCGGCGGCGTCTTTTAAATGCAAATCCGCTGGTGATGTAGAAACAAACTGATTGGCGGCGGTCTTCCCCGTAAGCGAACCAGTGCCCGTTGCCGTAGAGTCAGAGCTGAGGTTATAGCTAACCGCACCGCTGTATGACGAATCCCAATCGATGCAATCACCGCCGACACCCACCGAAATGCTGTTCTTTATCACGCCTTGCAACTCGACACCTTTTCCAAGCGTTCCGAGGGTCGAATTAATGTCGTAAACAGTGCAATTGAGAACCTTATGAGAGGCATTAAAGTGGCCGGAAATGCCGCGAGCCGCACCCGCACCGCCCGACACCGGCTGATCAATGTCATAGATCAGGCAGTTTAGAATGTCGCAGGGGGAACCGTAGGCTAACTGGATACCATGGACGTGGCTGTAGTTATTTCTGCCAATAATCTGGTGGATTATACAATTCCTAATCTGCCACCCGGTCTCATAGTTTCCAGACGTTTCGATCCCAACGACCGTGTTGCTTGTAGCGGCATCGTTATAGACCTCTAGCCACTCGACCACCACGTTACTGATACCCACGATACAAATTACTACACCAGCTTCACCGATACGCGCACCGTTGCCAGCTGTTCCGTCGTGCCGCTCTCCAGTCGCCACTGTCAGCGTCACGGAATCAAGGCCGACCGTATCGCCGCCATTCAAAGTCACATTTTCACTAAACACCGCATCGGCATAGCATTCACCTACGGCATCATCGCCAATTCCATAGGTAAACATATCGTCCAAATCGTCTTCCCAGAGCGTGATCGTCGAATAATCGCGCCCGGTGAATCCAATAGTTTTTGTAATTGTTGCCATTTGTTCCTACAGTGTAACGATGCCCGCTAATACTTTATCAACGTGAATTTCGTCCATGCGATTTCGTTCGGCTAGTGGCGCACTTGATCGCGCATCGACCGCTTTATTTTTGTCGCGTACGTCGTCGATATCGATTGACAACTCTGAAGCCAAATCCCAATAGGGTATTTGCCACCGACGCTTTGCTATCATAGGAGCCGCTTCACCTGGGCTTGGTTCATCACCAAAAACAGAACCACGCCGCAGCTTCGCGGTATCTGGAGAAATGGCCCGCACGGCATCATCCTTGAAGCCGACACAATTTACAGCTAAGCAGTTTCTCTTTTCTCTATCCGTCACCGGCCACCTGTCATGCTCTGCCTTTACGTTATCGCTGTTGCTCTCTATCTCAGCCCACACGGTATCGATTACCGCGCTATCGCGTTCGACGTTGCCGCCATACCAGACTTCCGACCCTAACTCTGTGCCGAATATTTTGTGACGATCGCTCTGCAACCTCCGACTGATAAACTGCTGCGCGTGAATACATTTCCCGCGTGCATTTGGCCTGTCGCTTATCACATCCATTTCACCACTCGCTAACTCAAGCCGTTCGACGTTTGCACTGCTGACCCTTGTAAATTTATACTGGCTCGTTTTGGCTGTGAACATCTCCAGCAGCGTCCCGCGATCCCTCAAGCCCGCCGAATTGAAACCGAACTGGTCAGGATGGCAAATCATTTCCGCGTGGCCGAAAGCAATCCGAACATCTGAGAACGCTTCGATCACATCCCCGTCCTGGTAGTGGATATGGTCGCTCGCCGTAAGTGTGACTTTTAGAACCAGCTCCATTTAAGGCGCTCCGGTGGTGGTGGTTGTTGTTACGGCTTCCTGCTCGAATTCCTGTGTGTGAACGCGAAGCACAGAGCCATCAATTGACGACCAGGCGAAATGCTGCTGGCCCACCGGGCCAAGCACCTCATGCACAAATCGAATACTGCCGATCACTTCCTTGATCTGATCGCCCCGATCTGGCTCTACGATGTTTCCATCCAGAACCAGATCGGCAGCCTTTACCAGATAATCGCGCACCTTTAGCCGCACCATAGATCCAGCATCGTCGATGGCTTCCATGCTAGTGGTAGCCGGCACGGCCGTGATCGTCACGCTATCAGCGCCACGATGGTACGAAACCGAAACCCCGGCCACCACTCGATTCGACTCAAAGGCGCGCAATTGCGCCGCTGCATGGGAATTTGCCACGCTATCAATTCCCTAGCTGATAGCGCTTTCACCATCACCAGCGCCATCGCTTGCAATGATCGGAACGCCGAAGGATTCACTCGGAAATTCTGCCGGTGCTCCGGTTGCGTTGGTTGCGGTCCTGCTCTGTTGGAGCTGCCGCAAGCTGCGTCGACTCATCACCAGATAATCAGGCCAACCACCAGCCGGGAACAACTCAAGCAAGCTGGCAACCTTATCGTCATCTAGCTTATTTGATGAATCATCTAGATTGCAGATCCTGCCTTGCGACCTGGTGCCACCAATCTGCAGCGCCATCCAGCCGCTGATCGGCGTATAGAGTGCCGGAAATGTCCCGGTTGTTGCTCCAGCAATTCGCTGGCTTACAGTTTCGCCCATGGAGATTTCACCACCTTGGCCGATAATCACAGCGACATCATTTAAGCCAGACTTAACCGCCCAAACGCTAGAAAGATCACTGCCAGAGCTAGCCCCGCCGTTGATCATCATAGTGTCGGCCAGCGCGTTCAGCTCATCAGCCAGGCCGGTGAAACCAGCAGAGCTGCCAGAAACCGTGCCACCAATGACCTGAGTTTCCGCCTTGAAGAACGCAGCGCGCAAATGCCTCTCAGCTTCGCGACCAACATACGCCTCACGGCCGTGCCGGTATGCGTCGGCGTTTGCCTGGTCAACCGCAAACGATGCGTCAAGAATCTCAAGCGTAGACGTCACGCTGGTATCGGTAGAATCAGCATTTTCACGGCCATCATTCACATCACGAAAACCGACGCTAGGGGCAGCAGTTTCCTTGACATAACGGTGCACCGTATCGGGCGAAACATCAGCAGCCAAAACTGCCAAGAGCGGCGCTTTATCCAACAAATCACTAATCTGGCGATCGGCCAGCCGTGCGTCGTTTATCGTGGTCAAATCCGCCAAACTTAAAAAGGTATCAGCCATTTCGAACATCCTTTCACAAATGCAGTTTTTTTGTTTTTGCTGCTTGTAAGGATGTGCTGCGGCTGTGCTGCTGCCGTGCTAGTTTTCTACTTGCGGCCGTTGCCGCTCATGCGAACATTTGCAGCCAGCACGCTTGCCGTGCGGCCCATATTCATGCCCTTAAATCTATCTACTTCCTTTTCAAAATCGGACCCTTGGCGATCTTCGCCCATTCCGACCGGCTCCGGCTCGCCTTTGCCATCTTCTACCTGCTGCTGCAACGCTGCGTTTTCTTGCTGCAGGCTTTCGATGTGGAAATCCTTTGCCTGCGTCATCGTCATGCCTTCAGCAAACCACCACTTCGGCCGTGGCTTCAACGTCGGCAATTTCCTGATCTACGTTTTCCACTTCAGCCACTTCATCTTCCACCACTTCGGCCACTTCGGCCACTTCGTTTTCCACTTCGGCCACTTCGGTGCCTGCTTCGTTTTGAATCTCTGGCATTGCTTCATCCTTTCGATTTAATTCTAGGCTGTGCCGCTGTAAAAATCTTTCGACAAAGCCGGCCACGCGGCCGGGATCAATTTCAAGTGCAACCATCTCTGGCCGCTCATCAGTCAGGCCAAGGCTGAAAGCTACCAACGCCTCCGCATCGGCTGCAATCTCATGGCCCTGGTGAAACAAGCCGGCAGGATTGGCCGCCGGCTCATCAACTACGTCAACGGCCCGGATAGACTTCAATCTAGCATGCTGCAGGTTGTCAGCGTTAAGCGGATCCGGTGACGAAAAAATGCCGTCGTCGTCGGTGTGCTGTTCCTTAAATTCTGCCTCTGCGGTCTGATCGTGCACAAACACGATCGAAGTGCCAAAGGCCTGCGGATCATCCACGGCCAGGGACATCACATAATCAGCCAGATCACCGTCTGGCGTTTCATGCGCCGCACGCGAAAAATGAAGATCGGCACGAACCTGGTTTCCATCAACCTTTGCGTCAAACGCCCGGCCAAGGAATTTGCCCGTCCCATCACTGGATAGGCCGGGATGCGTGAAACGGCTTTTCGCGCCTAGTGTTTTTCCGTTCATGGCATCCGCAACCTGGCCCAGGAATTCCTGATCGATCCAGACGCCATGGCCTTTTGCTTCGCCGGCTGTAATCACGGCCATGCCACGAATGATCCCGGCAGCCTTGTTGCCGCCGTCAGGATCCACTGCATCAGAGGCCAGGCCCGTGGCCAAGCTACCGCGAGCAAATTTCGTTGTTGTTGCCAAGACTTCTGGAAATTCTGTCATTGTCAATCCTTTTCCTGTTCTGTGATTTCTTCCAGCTCATCCGCTGCCGGCAAATTCACACGAATGCCCTTTTCTGAGAGGTAGTTTTCTTCAATGGCCAATTGATCAACCACTGAAAACCAATCATCGCCAAACCGCTCACGTCTGATTTCCTGCCGCGTTCGTAGCCCGGCGTTGATAGCTTCAACGTCTGCCCTGATTTCCTTGCCGGCATCAAACCACGGCACACCAGAAGCCACCCACTCAAAACGCAACCCTGGCAAAGTCATTCCGGCCGGAAGCTGTAAAACGCCCGAATCGATCCACAGCCCCAGCCGCCAGGCAGTGATCCGCCGCAATATCTCGCGCACGTCGTTGCGTTTAGCTTCGCAGGATTTCAGATATAACTGCAGCGCTGCTTTGGATCCAAAAAAATTGGTATGCGCTTCATCGTAGAAATTGTAAGGCAAGTCTAACGCCTTCATTGTCAGGCCGATCATCTGCATGGTGAAGGCCTGCCACTCAGGCGCTGGCGTTTTGTTTTCTAAAAATTCGGCCCGGTCGCCCGGCTCCAAATCGAGCACCAGCGGCCTGGTGCCAAAATTTACGTCGTAAGTCTTCTCTGCTGCGTCGTCACCTTCGGCATCTGATTCACTTAAACCGCCTTGGCCAATTGATGCCGTCGCATCACGATAAAACGTCAAGCCAAATAACTGGCTGACCTTGGCCCGTGCCAGCGCATAATCTAGATTTTCTTGCAAGTCAACCAAAACCGTCAACGCAGCAACCAAAGGCGAAACGCCGCGCACCTGATCGAATCGATCGAAATAGGCGTGGTGCAAAACATTCTTGGCCTGTACCCATCGTTCAAAATCAAGGCTGCCCGTCCTATCGCCTCGGCTGTGAACAGCGTACCGCCTGGCCTTGCCACGGCTGTCAACTTCCACGCCATTGATGACCTTGGGAATCGGTGCGGCAATCCGCATCGCTGCCGTGCGATCTTGCGGCGTCTTGATTCGATCGCCCTCAATTGCCTGCAGCTTGCCTTCGCGCAGCTTCATCAGTAGGCAATCACCGTCAACGATTCTGCAGGATTCCGCCAGGCGGATCATACGGGCCAGGCTGTGCCGGCCGGCAACGTCGCAATTCTGCGGCCGTGACCACCAGGCCATCAGATCATTGATTCTTGTATCCAGCTCAGGATTGCCAGTGCCTGATTGAAAATTGAAACTGGCCACGAAATCAAGGTGTTTGCGAACAGCCCAAGCCGCCAGGCTGAAATTGCGAACAGCATCACGGCCGCCGTTGATCAATTCGCGGCGCTTGGTATCGGTGATTTCCACATCTACCGACTTAACGCGGCTGCTCGTTGCTCTCCGTTTGTTCGGCACATCAACGGCGTCAACGGCAAAGCTGCTGGTTTTTTCTTCAGCCATGATCAAAGCCCTGATAATTTAACGCGAAGCACAGGCGGCCGGCTGCCTTTGTGCGTATCATCTTCGGCACGCAGCCGCCGCAATTCGGAACGCAAGCCGGGAAAATCGTATCGGGTTTTTTGGCCATCGATGACGACTTCAACGACGCCGGATCTTAAAATGGCTTCAATCGCCGCGATCTGTTCGCTATGGTCAGCCATGCGCACACCTTTCAAAGATGCAGAAAATGCGCTGCCGCAGAAGATCCACGGCAGCGCCTGGATAGCAGCAGCACACACCATCCGACCTAGAGAATCGCAGAAAACGCACCAGGCCGTCAATCGATCACATGGCCTGGTGCGTCATTTTCTCAATGTTTTAATCATCGATGACAATTAAACCACGCCCGGCAGGCCGTCTGGCCTTGGCTTCTGCTGCTTTTGCGTCAATTCGTAGTGCTGTTCAATCCGCCACTGATCGCACTGCAGGCACCTGCACCAGCGACGAACTATCTGATTGAACTTTTCGCCGGCTATCGTCCCGGCGTGCAGCTGCGTCGTTGTCTGTGTGTACCTTGTCCGCTCGCTACTGCCGCACTTCGGGCAATTCGCCGGCTGCACCAGAACCGTGACCGCATCACGATTCCTTGCCCCTTTCGGCCGCCCCGCTCCGCTTGTTTTCTTTTTCGCCACTTGTGCATCCTTTCGCCTCTTAATAGCTAACACGCACGCGCCGCCGCCTGCGCTTTTTCGCCGTCCCTGGTGCCAGCTTGGCATCAGGTGAACGGTGTAAACTTACGCCCATGACTTGGGCAGCCACGGCCGACCCAACCAGGCAATCCCACCAGTGATTATCATGCCGCTCTGGCCGGCTGTGCCATTCTTCAACAACGCGGCCCCGTGCCTCTGTTTTGACTCGATACTCGGCCAGAACATGATCCGCCAGCATTCTGTGCTGGCTCTCTTTCCCAAACAATGACAGGCAAGCGACATCACCCATCGGTACGCCAAGGCGATCATACGCAAACGATTTCCAGTAATTCACATCGTATAAAATATGCACCTGGCTGCGGATCACGCTAGTTTTCCAGTGATCACCGCCACGATCACCCTTGCGCACCCTTTCAGCCAGAGGCCGTGCCGACGCGCCAACGTATCGAGCATGCGCCGGCGCAACAGCCGCCCCGTGCTTTGATCGGCGGCACCAGTCGCGCACCGTTGTTGTGCTTGCTCCCCAATTTGCATCTACTAGAACCAGATTCACGCGCATGGCCGCGCCGTCTTCTCTGGTGTATTCCCTGCCGCAAATCTGATCAGAGATTTCATCCATGGCGTGCCACAGGGCACCTTCAAAACCAGCACCTGGTTTGGCCTTTTGCATCGTTCGCTTGACATCGTACAGGGTGAAATGATTCCGATTCTGATCAGGCCAGGTGCCATAGTTCATCACCGCGCCCGTAAAATCAGAACGCCAGGCGATCACCATCCAATAAAGGCATTTCCGTTGAACATCAATAAAACCAGTAATGGCCTGCGTGTGGCCAATAGCTTCATCCTTGGCCAATCCATTTGCCTTTCTGGCAATTTCCTTGGCCGTCAAAATCCGCCAGTCGTCGCCTGAATCATATACGTTGATCGGCGCATTTTGGTATTCGCTCATAAAGGCCCGTTCATCTCTCAACTTTAGATTCATAGCGTGCTGAACTGCTGAAATCTCATCATCGTTAAACCTCTGAGGCCATGCAGCCTCCGCCCCTTCATCCATTTTCTTCCTATTCCGTTTATAAAATTTGGTTGCTGGCGCAATACCAAGGCCATCACGAAAGCCATCCGCACGCAACCTAGCGTACTTATCCCATAGCTCATCATTTGTCGGCAGGCTGTTCATCATCGCCGTGCGTTCACCGTTCCATTCTGGATGGCGTTCACGGTCCAGAATTCGATCTGCCATATCATCTTCAGCGATGACCGTGCACGGCATGATTCCGCTGATCTTTTCGCCAGGCCCTGCCAGGCCAAGAATGGCACCGGCCAGGATCCTTTCACGCTGTGCACACTGGCTTGGTGATCTGGCCGATTCATCCGTTTGCGGATCATCAACCAGCACCAGATCCGGCCGGATTGCCTGGCCATCTGCCAGCTTATACTTCAGGCCACGAATCCGGCCAGTGATTCCGGCCACGCTTATCACGCTGCCGGCAGCCACACTGCCTTCAACCTGCGGCAGCACCACCTGCGTGGCGGTGAATTTCATCCAAAGCCGCTGGCCATCAAGCAGCACCTTGCGCTGGCGGATCCCCTCAAGTGCATGAATCGGGGCCAGCACTTCTGG